CTAAGCCACAGGGACAGGCTTGCCAAAACAAGATAACCGTATAGTTCATGCGCCTTCTTTCTCGCGCAATCAGGACTGCATCAGCAGGGGGTGCCACGCTTCCAACAGTGTGGCGCTCGCTGCTTGAGCAGCAGATAGCGTTTAGACGAGGCGAAGTTAGCATGATTGCTGGTCCTCCAGGGGCTGGTAAATCAACACTTGCTCTTTCACTTGCGGTGCATGTGCAGGTACCAACCCTTTATATCTCTGCAGATACACACTCTCACACTATGAGCCTGCGCTTACTTGCGATGTTAACTGGTAGGACACAGGCAGAAGTTGAACCAATGATGGAAGCAGACAGGGAGTGGGCAGCACAAATGCTCAAGCCTGCTGACCACATCATGTGGGAGTTTGATTCAGCACCTACACTCAAAGATATTGAGGATGCAATCCTTGCATCTCGCGAGCGCCTTGGTAAAGATGTTGAACTTATCGTGCTTGACAACGCAGTTGATGTCACCCTTGATGGACAAGATGAGTGGGGCGGACTACGCACTCTCATGCGTGAACTCAAGTGGTGGGCTAGAGATACTGGCGCAGCCGTTGTTGTTTGCCACCACACAAGTGAAGGTGTCAATGGTAATCCTTGCCCGCCACGCTCTGCGTTGCATGGAAAGATTGCTCAGACCCCTTCTCTGATACTCACAGTGCACGGACAACTCGCATCAATGGGTGTCTGCGCCGTGAAGAACCGATATGGACCAGCCGATGCAAATGGTGGAACACCAGTGTGGTTGGCTTACGACCCTGCAAGTATGCAGATTAAGGACTTAGTAGCACCATGAAATGGGAATTAAAAATGGTAGAGAACATGGGCGAAGTGCTTGGTTCTCCCGACAGTAGTGATGTGGCAGTGCCAACACAGCCATTGATTGAGGACATGAAGAAGCAGTTAAAGTTTTTACCTAAGAATTTTACTTGGACTATTGGATGGAGGACTTATGTTTGGCAGGAAGCGGAAACAAAAGAATTTAAAGAACTCACTGCCGAAGAACATGAAACGCTTTACAACGGAGGAACTCTCAATAACCCCGCAGATGCTGGAGAAAGCGATAAAGGAAGCGAACCTTCCAGCACCAGTGGAGGAGGCACTTCTCAATGAACTACCAGAGTTTGTGGAACATGTTGATGAAGCGACACAAAAAATATTCAACCCTTCCGCCATCTGGCTTGAGGCAATCCAGTTTGCTGACTATGTGGCTCAACTTGCTTCTCATCTCCGGCAAGACCATGGAGCAGAATGTTCAGGAGAAATCGCAGAACGACTCTTAATCATGGCTGAGTCTTTCAAGGACTTGGCTGAGGATGCAATGAAAGTACTGGACCAATCTGAAAAGGTGTTTAAACATGAGTTTACAAAAGAGTAATAAGCGCAGAGGTGCAGCGTGGGAGATAGACCTGACCGACTGGTTTATGGAACAAGGTTTAAACGCACAACGCTTACCTCGTGCTGGTCGCAATGACATTGGCGATGTCTATGTACCCGGAGTCAATGGAGCCTATGTCGTAGAGGCAAAAGCACCACGGCGTGATGGTCGCATTGACTTGAGTGGATGGATTCGTGAAGCAGAAATTGAGGCAGAGAACTACCGTATTGCAAAGCGATTGACAGTTGCTCCTACGCCATTGGTGATTATCAAGGCAAGCAACAAAGGGACAGGTGAAGCCTATGTCGTTCAGAAACTCAGTGATGTCCTCCCCAACCTCTAAGCACAGCATCGTTAAAGTACTTGAGCATTACGGATTTGTAATTCCTCAAAATCGTGGAGGGTGGCAATCAGTTCGTTGCGCTTTTCATAATGACCATGTAAAGTCTGCTCGTTTAAACATAGACAACGGTGGCTTCAGATGTTTTGCCTGCGACATGGCAGGAGATGTGTATTCATTAATCATGAAGAAAGAAGGAGTGGATTATGGCAAGGCTCTCAAAATCGCAGAGAGAATTACTGGCGAAAGCAACGGAGAACTACGCAACAAGCCTAAGCGAAGCGCTCCCGTATCTAGCGAGTCGCGGTATAACAGAAACGACAGCGCGTACATTCCGCCTCGGATTCGTGGCGAATCCTGAAGCAGGACATGAACCCTACCTTGGTAAGTTGGCTATCCCCTACCTCACTCCATCGGGTGTGATTGATATTCGTTTCCGTAGTTTAAACAACGATAGCGGTCCGAAGTATCTATCAAGACCTGGAGCAAGCACGCACATTTACAATGTTGATGCGCTTAGTAGTGATACAGATTTCCTTGTGATATGCGAAGGTGAATTAGACACCATCATCGCTACACAAGTTGGCTTCTCAGCAGTGGGATTGCCTGGGGCTAACAACTGGAAACCGTTTTACTCTCGTGTTCTTGCAGACTGGGAAAAGATTATGTTGTTTTGTGATGGTGACAACGCAGGTAAAGAGATGGCAAAGACCCTCTCAAGAGAATTGGACAATGTATTCCCCGTGTTCATGCCTGACAACTGCGATGTTAACGATGTGTTCCTTACCGAAGGAGCAGAGGGACTACGAAAGCGAGTGGGTGTTTAAACAAGTGATTGTTAAACTGAGTCAAGAAGAAGTGCGGGTATGTACCATACTGGCAGTAGAGCGTTGGCTCACCAAGTTTGGGTCGGTTGATAGACCTAACTATGCAGCAGGTAAAAAGTTTGGAAAGTTAGAACCTGAGATTAACGCCAACATCAGAGCCAATGTAGCAGAGTGGGCAGTGGCTAAACAATACAACCTTTCGTGGTCTGTGCCGTGGTATCCTAATGAACTGCATAAGCAACGCAAGAACATTCCTGATGTGGGTGAGTTTGAGATTAGAACTATCCGTACCCAGAACGCAATTCCTTTCTGGACTAAAGATGTAGGCAGAACAATCTTTGGTGTCAAGGTTTTAGATGAGGAGTATTACTCCATCGTAGAAATCTTTGGCTCATTTAAAGCGGATGATTTTATGACAGATGATTTTGCTGACCCATCAATCGGTGGATGGCGAGTACCTATTGAACTGATAACAGGTGATGAGAACAATGGATGAGCAAGATAAAGTTTGGGAAACCATCTATGGTGTGGCTAGGCAAGTTGCAACACGGGCTAACCGCACGCATCGTGGGCTTGTACCTACTGATGATTTGTACCAGCACTTATCCTTGTGGGCACTGGAGCACTGGCACAAGGTAGAACAGTGGCAAGGTGAGGAGAGTCTGAAGTTTAAACTGCGTAAGACTTTCTACAATGAAGCGCAGAAGTATGTTGCCAAGGAGAGAGCGCGACACTCACGCGCCCCAATCAGTGACAGTTTCTACTACACGCACGAGGTATTACATGAGTTACTCCGTGATGTGTGGAGTCATGCAGGGTGGACAGATACCCCGGACATGAGCAACGAATACATTTCGCATACATCTAAGCCATCGGAAGGTGGCAATCGTTTGGCTTTGTTGTCAGATATTGCTGCTGGTTTGGGTCGTTTAAACACCAACGATAGAGAGTTGCTTCGTCTGCGCTATGCCAATGGCGGTATGGAGTTTGGTGCCCTTGGTGAAACTTATGGAACTACTGAGGAAGCCATGCGTAAGCGTGTTAAACGGGCATTGAATAAGTTACAAGACAGATTAGGTGGAGAGGCACCAGTGTGGCGTGGGCGTAGGCGCGTTCGCTCCAATGCAGAAGCAAGAGCAGAGATTAGAAGTCAGGAGGAGCAAGAGTGATTTACCTTTGGTATTGGTATAACCGTTTGAAGTGTTTGTTTGGCTTTCATTTTTGGGTTGGCACACTAGCAGGCGATAATTTTGACGACCCAGTTGATTACTACTGGTGCATGAACTGCCATAAAGAGCAGAAGGAAAGTCCATACAAGGAGGATAAATGATTGTCGGATTGAGCGGGTACGCTCGCAGTGGTAAGGATACAGTTGCAGAACTACTCGTACTTAACTATGGGTTTAAACGCATGGCGTTTGCTGACGGTATTCGTGAAGCACTACTTGCATTGAATCCTATTCTTCATGATGGCATGCGTTTAAACGAGGTAGTGCAGATGTATGGTTGGGATGTCGCCAAGTCTAAAGATGAGGTGCGCCGTTTGCTTCAGGTCATGGGCACCGAGGTTGGTCGCAAGTTAATCCATGAAGATGTTTGGGCGTGGCGTTTGTTGAATCAGATTGCCACTGGTGAGCGCATTGTTATACCCGATGTTCGCTTCCCGAACGAAGCACGCATGATTGAGAACCAAGATGGGGAAGTCTGGCGTATAAACAGACACAACCATGGTGCAGTCAATGACCATATCAGTGAGCGGGCTTTAGATAACCACATGTTTAAACGAGTGCTCTATAAC